GTTTAAAGTTTATTCTCTTGCTGATAAAACTACAGAAGACGCACATGTAATTATTCCTTGTGATAGTTGAAGCCGATAACTATTCAATACCAGGTACACAAGGTTTTGCCCTATTCTGTAGTAAATTTGAGCGGTGATGGATTAGCCAGTAGACTCTAGAGTTTATAAGCCGCTTAATCATTAGTGACAATACACCCTTAGTGCTATTTATAGTTGCAAGGGATGAGTCATTTGACTTTGCCTCTCTAAAACCTAGTAATTAGGTATACATAACCTAGGACTATGGGAGGCATAAGATTAACTTACAGGACCGAAATCCTAAGAAGATAAGCTCAGTAGTTTCCGTATTCTACTCAAAGTGTAAAAAGAGTCTTCACGTAAGTTAAAAGATTAGACTAGATTGTTAATTGGATATTCTTCGTATATTATAATCACATTAACCACGGTTTAGTCTATAGGATAAATAGTAGGCAACATACAATAAAAGTAGAGATGGGTGTTATTGTATTCCCTAACTTACTATCTTTCCTTGAATTTAATTGATATATTTTGTAAATTATATAGGGGCTTAATTACTTCTTGGTCCAGGACTAAATCTACGTGAAATCCGTAGTTCCATGGAAAATAGAAGTTGTATTTTTGTAAATACAGTTTGGCTACGCTTAAGCCCTTATATATAGAATTGGAGGAACATGAGTAAACTTAAACAAGCACAAGAAATCTTCAGGATTCATACTATCTGGAATAATATAATAGAAAAAATCAAAGATAAACTAGATATTGGTTCTAGCGATAAAGATATGATAGACGATATTGTGCATAACGAATGGGCGAAGGAAAAACGCAATGAACGAAGCAGTAGTAACAATTAGATTGAGTGATAACGAAATAGGATTATTAATAAATAGTCTTGGCATGCTAGAGTCAGCAGTTGTCCCTTGTGTAGATAATGGAAAATGGAAAATACCTTATGAAACACTAAAGAAAGACTTAAAACAAATACAGACTAAAGTAATAGAAAAGAGACGAGAGCATGAAATTAAATTAAACATGAGTAAATCATGATATGTTCTAAAGGAAAAGTTTTCCTTAAAGACTTAAGACCTGGAACTCCATTTAAACTTAATGGACAAGAAGGTATACTATTAAAGTGTGATATGAACGCAGATGTAATAATTACAGACTTGCCTAAAAACAGTCATTATACTAGAAACGAAAGTTACTACAAAGGAAGACATAGTTGGTCAGCTCACACAGAAGTGGAGGTAACATGAAATGCGTAGCATGTGGACACGACAACACAAAAAAGTACAATCCAACAAGGCGTATCATTTCTCTCTTAGAAGAAAGAAAAGAGTTGTGCCAAAGAAGATTGAAAAGAGTTATTAAGTTAATTCGCAGCAATGTTAATTCTGATAGAGATAATCAGAAAACATTCTATTTCCTGCAAGCAATATCTAAGATACCTGATGAAACAATAGAACGTATTGTATACAGATACAATATGGACGAACATGCGTATCAAGGTAAGGGTTTTGCGTATTTGCAAAAGATGATTATATCTGGATATGAGAATGAAGATAAAATATTAAAAAATGAAATTAGAAAGTTTGGTAGAACACCAAAGAAAGTTAAAGTAGAAAAAGGAGAATATAAAAATGTCTATAATAGCAATGGAGGAAACACTCTTCCCAGTTAAAGAAGTACCAGCAATATATATTGATAAATCTATTCAAGATAAACCACTTGACGGAACAGGTCATAAGTTTATTGTAAGAGAAGATACAGGAGATGTATTGTCTTGTATGTCAGACGAGTATAAAGTAGTAGATAATACTAGTGTTATACAATCAGTAAAGAAAGTACTTAAAGGTACAGGAGCAGCATTACAAGAAGCAAAAACATTTTCAGGTGGACAACGTACATTATGGAAATGGAACTTTCCTAAAACTGAAGTGAAAGTCAATACAAAAGATATTGTTAACCCTCAATTAATTATACAAAATAGTTATGACGGAACTACAAGTCTTAATATAATGGGTGGAGCATTTAGACTAGTTTGTTTAAATGGATTAACTATAGGTAATGTATTAACAAATAAGAAAGCTGTACATAAGAATAGTAACACTGAGATTGATAAAATAGAATCAAGTATTAACGATACTATTAAAATGTTAGTTAATATCTTTGAGAAAGAGTTTCCTACTCTAGTTGATACACCACTTAGAACACAATCTATAATAGATACAACGAAGATTATACCTTCACAGTATTTAGAAGATTTTACACGATACGTGATTAATAATGATATGAAAACATATTGGGACTTGCTAAATGCTTGTACTTATGTTTCAACACATACAGCTAATCGTGATAGAGAGTCTTTACATATTATGGAAAGTCAGATTTATCCTAAGATTACAAAAATGGCAAGAGCTTAATGGCTAAGTCACATCCGACTTATGATTCTAGTGAATACTATGAAAAATACGGCAAAGCACCTGAGAGTTTTGAAGAAAGAAATAAAAACTTTAAGACTATAGAGTTTGGCAGTAAAGAAGACATAGAAAGACAAGAAGAATCAGCTAGGATACATGGTAGAGCGTGGTGGTATTTTGCAGGTGTAGCATTTAGAACAACATTACCACCTACATGGGGAGAGCAATACAGGGTATTTGAAAGAGGAAAAGAAAATGAAAGATACTAAAAATATGGACGACATGTGGGTATGCGACTATTGTGGTTCAGAAGATGTGGAAGAACAGGTATGGAGAAATATGAATACCAAGGAAGCAACAATAGGCAATGATTATCATCAATGTGTAAATTGTGAAGAAATGTGTGTGCCAATGACATACTTTGACTGGCAAGAAAAGATTGCTGAGGAATGTATGGGTAATAAAGATAAATACGATAAAATAATGGATGGGAGTAGAGCGTGAGTGAATTTGATAAAGCAATAAAACTACAAAAAGAAATTGATGAGCTTAAAAAGCATAATATATTAATTGGAGTAGATGAAAAAATAAAAGAGTTGGATAAATTAGGATTTGAATACATGGAGTACAACATGACTTCTTCAATAAGAAGGAAAAGAAAATGAGTAAGCATCCAAGTATAGATACAAAGTGGGATATTAAAGTTGAGGGTAAACTTAATCGTAATAATATTATCTTTCATACTAATAAATATCAACGACTTGTGTTAAAACTTAAAGAATATAACGATTTTGTAAAAAAAGTAAAGGAGCAGTAATGTTAGATAAACAAGGACGTAAAGTAGACTTAGATAGAGAAAACAGATGGTATAAAGAAGCACAAGACTTACTGTTAAATAAAAAGATAGTAGATGTTAAATGGTGCAATTGGGATGACGAGGAACATACACTTACTGGTTTAGTGTTTACAACTAGTAATAACGTAAGTTTCTTTCTTAGCTCAGATGATGAAGGTAATGACCCTGGTGCTTTACATTGGTCTTCAAAAGACGAAATAAATGGTAGAAAACACGGTATATTACCAGTAGGAGTTATGGATTGCAATGAGTTAATTGAATATGAAGAAGCAGTAAGAGAAAAGAACACAGATTATGCTAAAAAAGATTAAGCGTAAATCAATGCTGATTCGTGAATCTGGTAGGAGTAGTGATTACATTACTCCTTCGTTTGGTTTTGGTTGTTTGTTTAAATGTTCATATTGTTATATGCGTAGACACGTTAAAAATGGTTTAAGCATTGCTACAAACACAGATGACATACTTAATGCTATTACAGAACACGCAAATAGCTTACAGTATCCTAAAACCCCTAACCAAACACATAATAGTTATTATACTTATGATTTTAGCTGTAATGAGGACTTTATACTACATGCTAAGTTCCATGAATGGGTTAAAATATTTGAATACTTTATGTTAGATGATAGAATAATGGGTACAGCAGCAACAAAATATGTTAATAATAATTTGTTAGCGTTTAACCCTAATAAGAAAATAAGAATACGCTTTAGTTTAATGCCACAAGAAATATCAGATAAGTTAGAACCTGGTACTAGTAAAATTATTGATAGAATAAAAGCTATTAATGAATTTATGGCAGCTGGTTATGACGTACACGTTAACTATTCACCAATTATTGTATATGATAATTCAAAACAAGCATATGCTGAGTTGTTTGACTTAGTTGATAAGCATGTACATGATAGTTATAAAGAACAAGTAAAAGCAGAATGTATTTTCTTAACACATAATAACAAGATGCATGAGTATAACGTAACAGAAGGTGTTGATGGAGAAGATTTATTGTGGAGACCTGGTTATCAAGAAGGTAAAGTATCTCAGTATGGAGGTCGAAATATACGATACAAACACAATATTAAACGCTTTTACATAGATGCTTTTAAAAAAGCTATGGGTCGTCATGTCCCTTGGCAAGAAATTAGATATATATTTTAGGAGGAAAATATGAAAAAATATAAATATGAAGAACTATGTGATATATACGATAAAGGAGAAGCCCCTTGGTGGATAATTGGTAATAATCATTCAACAATGTTTTATACAGCTGTATATCATCAAATGATGGCTAATATGTGCTTAAATAATGAATATCATCCAGATTACGCTGGTGGCGTTGTAGATAAATGGATGTTTAAATATTATGAAAATGCACATGATTTAATATATTGGAAAACATATCGAAGTGGACCAAAAGATGAAGAATGATTGTCCTACAGTATTTCCATATTACGGAGGTAAGTTCGCATTAAGTAAACAGCTTATATCAATGTTACCAGAACATAACAGGTATATTGAAGTATTTCTTGGTGGAGGAAGTATGTTCTTTAGAAAAGAAAAAGCAAAGATAAACATATTAAATGACTTGCATAATGATGTAATAAATTTGTATATTTCAATAGCGGAGGATTTCGATAAGTTTAGACATTATTGTAAACATATACTATTGTCTAGAACTCTTCACGAAGACTATAGAAAACTAATACATAGTAAATCAAAAGTAAACATACCAGATTATAAAAGAGCTGCAATGTACTTCTTTGTATTGAAAACGGCGTTTAACAAAACACCTTTCTTACCATTAAGCAGCGTTGCTAAGTGGAACGATGAAATCTTAGATGATTTAGAACTAAGTAGAAAAAAGCTAAATGACACATTTATTGAGAATATGGATTTTAGAAAGTTAATTGACAAATATGAACCTAAAGAAGGAGATGTCTGGTATTTAGACCCTCCTTACTTTGCAGCTACAGATAGAAATGATTACTATATACATTCATTTACAGAAGACGACCACCTAAGCTTAAAAGAGGCTTGCGATGAAATTGATGCAAGTGGGGGAAAGTTTATGTTGTCTTATGATGATAGACCTGAAATATGGCAAATGTATAAATTTTACTTTATAGATGTAATACCAATTAAATATACTGGTCAATTACATAGTGATAAAAAGAAAAATGAATTAGTAATAACTAATTATAAACCAATAAAGAAGCAAATGTCTTTATTTGATGATAAGGAGGTATCATGAAACCTATTACAGACAATAAGCAGCTCAAACAGACAAGTTCACTTGAACCTATGCCTAAGAATGAAGAAGCAGAAATAGCATTATTGGGTGCTATACTATTACAAGGTGATGAAGTATTTGAAAAAACTAAGTCAGTTGTAAAAGACTACAAAGCATTTTATACAAGCAAACATCAAGAGTTATGGAAATCCTTTAACAGATTGTATAAGAACAATGTACCAATAGATACAGTAACTGTGTTTGGCGATATTAAGGATAATGTCAAAGACCACACATTAACTACATATTATTTAACTGGTTTAGCTGACGGAGTTCCTACCACTGCAAATGCTGAAACGTATGCTAAAAATATATGGTATAAATACATACAACGTAAAGCAGTAAAGAGTTCACAAATATTGTATAACTTAACTTTGCAGAATACGGATGATATTGTAGAGATACTACATAAGCACGAAAAAATTATACAAGAGCTAAAAGATATTGCTCCTAGTAAAGTAGTTGATACAAAAGACATATTAGATAATACAGTAGCAGCACTTAAGGAAGGTAGTAATTTAATCCCTTTTGGTATTGAACAGCTAGATAAAGCAGCAGGTGGTATGACTAGAGGTGAAGTTACAGTTGTTGGTGGTAGACCAGGACATGGTAAAACTACTATGATTATTAATATTGTAAAAAGGTTGTTAGAACAAGGTAAACGTGTTATGTTGTTTAATCGTGAGATGACTAATGTTGAAATGATGAAAAAGATTTTGGTAATGGAGTTTCAAGAGTTTAGTTATGAAAAGATTAGAAAAGCAGATAATATTGATAAAGAGTTAGCTACTATATCTTTAAAGAAAGAAGATATGGGTGAGAAATATAAGAATCTTATAATGTTAGATGATTGTAAAACTCTTGCAGATGCCATGAAAGAGATTAGTAAAGAAAAACCAGATGTAGTTCTTGATGATTATATCCAGTTAATTCGTACAGATAACTCAAGTGGTAAAGACAGACGATTTGAAATAGAAGATATTATGTTAGACTATAAATGGATTTGTAAGAAAATCAAATGTAGTGCTATATTAGTATCACAGCTGAATAGAGAGATTGAGAGACGAATGGACCCTAGACCTAAACTATCAGATTTTGCAGAAAGTGGTGTTATAGAACAAACTGCTGAAGCTGCATTCTTTGTGTATTACCCTTATGCGGTAGATGATAGAGAAAATGATAGATATGAGATAGAAATTATTTGTCAAAAAGCTCGATATGGTCAGCTTGGAAGTTATAATATGGGCTTCAATGGTGATAAGTGTAGTGTATACTTTGACCGAACAGAAGCTATAAGAGTAATGAGTCAGTATAAATAATGTTAAATAACGCAAAATGAGTAGGCTTATTACTATAGACCCTGGATGGAGTGGGGCAGTTGCTTTCTTTGAGAAAGGAAACCTCCAATTCACTACCAATTGTCCTGCTTCTAGGGATGCAACAGATATGATGAAAGTCATAAGAAATGCTGTGGGAAGAAAAAAAGCTACAGTATATATAGAAAGAGTGTGGGCTAGACCTTATGAAAGAGGTGCTTTTACATTTGGAGAAAACTATGGTATCTGGTTAGGTATCATAGCTACATTAAAACTTAAAAGAGTTGATGTACTACCAAAAGTATGGCAAGAGCCTATAGGAGGAAAAATACCAAAAGACTATGCAGAACGAAAAAGATATTTTAAGAAAGTTGCTCAACAATGGGCAGGTAAAAATCATAAAGTTACATTAAAGAATGCAGACGCAATTTGCATTGGAATGTACGCATTAACGGAGGAATAAATGTCAATAGAAAAATTTAAAGAAACATTATCATATAAAGTAGATAGAAACAACCCAGATTATAAAGCACATGTGTATGAAGCTAGAATAAAATTACAAGTAGAACTTGCTAAAATACAGACAATAATAGATACATTTGATGCAGCAAATATACCAACATTAAAAGAGCTAGAGTCTGAAGGATATTCACTTACAGAACAAGGTATGACCAATCTGTTAAACTACTAGTTTTCTTTTTCTAAAGTCTGCAAGCTTTGTAATATTTGATTATCAAAGTTTACTTGGGTTGCAGGTTTAGGATTCTCAAACCAAGTTTTTGGATTTAGTGCTGGAGTATCTTTTCTCATCTGTTTTACTTCTGGTGTGCTATATAAACCAGCTTCACTTGTTACAAATGTTCCTATAGTATTGTTTGATTGAAAAGCCTTAGGACCAGTATTGTTATAAAGTCTACCTAATTGTATGTTAAATAGGTCTAACAATTTTCCAAAAAACGTTCTATCATCATCTCTTTCTGCTGCATACTCTCTACCAGTCATATAAGACATAATTCCATCATCATCAAAGTCATCATACCAGGCAAACATTTCACCAGTATCAAATGTCTCATCTACTAAATTTTTAACATCTATAGCTGTACTAACTGTTGGTCCCAAACTACCAGCTACAGGTCCCTTATTAAAGAAAGCTTGTGCTCTTTTTTCATCATCATCTTCATTCCAAAGAGTCCACCACTTTCTACCTCTATCTATTGTATCATTTTGTATAAGATTTCCTAAGTCTGTATTTAATATAGGACTGAATATTCCATGAACCATTGTATTCATAAAAAACAATCTATGCATTCTATTAGCTTTCTCTCCAAATAAATCACCTTTACCAACATCTTTAAATCCTTCTTGTATCCATTTTTTTTGTAGTACAAATAAACTCATACCATAATGTTGGAATTGTCCTAACACGGCTCCAGTCTTAGTTCTAAGCAAAGGAGCTTTATTAATACCAGAATAATCAAAATGTATTAATCTTACAATATCTCTAGCTGCATTCTCAGCTCTATTCCTTTTATAATTTTCAAATTTAACTTCAAATTCTGTGCTTTTGCCTAAAAAAGTATCATCAACTTGTTTGCGTTTAGCAGCTTCTAATTTAACATTGTCAATTCTATTGTTAAATCTATAATTTTCCCAAGTAAATTGTTTTCTTAATTTTGGTTCTAATGCTTTATCAGCTTTCCAAGCGTTTACGTATCCTAGTTTATAAGCCCAACCACGATTTAATTCGTTTTCTACTTTACGCATAAATATACCAGATTTTGTAGAAGCACTATCTATTGCTTTATCTAATTTATCTAACAGAGAAAAATCTATTTTAGCTTGATAAGTCCCTGTTTTTTCATTATAAATTCTTTGAGGAACCATCTGTCCATATACATCTCTAATATTAGCAGTCTCACCAAACTCCATTTTTAAACCACTTTTTTCTAGACCTATATTAACTCTAGCTTGTAAGTCTTTATCTTTTGCTAATTCTTTGTTTAATCTATTAACACCAGCTGCACCAAAGTGAACAAAATGAAACAATGATTGAGCAGAATTTCTTAATGCAGACCTTACATTAAAACCTAACTTACTGAAGAACTGTGCAGAAGTTGCCATTCTAGCCATTTTACTATATATAGTAGGTTCTCCCGTAACAGGATTAATATCTTTTAAACCCATTTGATACATATATACATTTTGCATATAGTCTTGTAGACCAGCATTTACTTCATCAAACTCAGTAGTTTTGTTGTCATTTAATAATTTACCTTTGTTCTTAGTGTTAGTAACAAATTTCATAACATTTAACATAGAACCAGTATTTGCTAAACTATGCTCTAGTTTTATAACATTGTTAACATAAGAATCTAATAATCCTAAATAGTTAAAACTCATAGCATTAGAATCTGCTCCAACTTCCTTGTTTTTTAGATTATTTGTTTTATATATATTATCTTTCATTACATCTTTTAAAGCTAAAATACTATTAGCACCTGCTTCAAAATCGTTAGTCCCTTTTCTGGGGCTTATCATTTTATCTAAATTTGCCTGTAAAGTAGGCATAACATCTAAAGTCATAACAGGAAACATACCTCTTTCCGTTTTTAGATTTTTTTGAAAACTAATTTCTTGTTGTTGGGCAAAGTCATATAGACGTTTATATTCTGGTGTTTCTTTATCGGAACTAGGTAAACCATCTAAAATATTTCTAAATCCATTCCAAGCTCTAACCATAGATTCGTTAGTATCTTTTAATATTTTTTCTCTCCATATTTTAGCAGCAGCTTTTACATTTCCGTCACCAACGTTAGATTCCTGTGTACGTTTCCAGGCTTCAGGTTTCATCATAACGTATTCCATAAATTCATTATATATTTTACCTTCACCTTTACTAGCATAATACTCTAAAGATTTTTTGTAGTCTCTACCACTTTGAATCTTATATGCTTCAGCAGCTTCAGGTCCTTTAACACCATCGTAGTTATCCTTTCCTGCTTTAATAGCAAAATACTTATTTTGCATTTTCATTAAAGTATCTAATGTTTTTGGTTTACCACCTCTTAATGCTGTAGATAATTTCCATCCTTCACCTTCAGCAGCTATTCTCATAAAATCCATAACTTGTTTGTTAGCATTTCCATATTTCATTTTTGCTGTAGCTTGAACTTCATTACTTATTAACATTTTGTCAAACTCTCTTGCTACTTCTTTATGATTTTTAACAAATTGATTACCTAAATATAAATGCCTTTGAAATATATTTGGTTTTTTAACCATTAATTTTAAATCTTTTTTTACTAAAGGCTGCAATTGTTTTAATTGCTCTACTGTTGGTATTTTGTCTGGTGGAAGCTCTAGTTGTCCATTAGTAACTTTACTAACTAATTGATTAAACCTAGAAGAAGCTTCTATTTTACTTAATTGTTTTACACTTTTATTATTAAAAAATCTATTAATTTCTATTTCATAAGCATTAACTCTTGATTCCATATCATTTTTAATTCTCTTAGATGGAAAAAGAACATCTGAGCATTTTTGTATTATACTCATTATTTATTCTCCTTTATACAATTTTTTAACGCACGCTTAGTTTGGTCTAAATAGAAATCTTTACCGTTATTCCAACCACTTCGTTTTCCTGAATAACCTGTAGGCGTATCAGAATTTAGAGGCATAGCTTCATCAAATATTAGATTTTTTTCTGGACTTATAATTTGTGCTTGAATATTTTCATCTCTTTCACCTGGCTTTAACCACTCACCTCTTTGATTAATTTTACCTATAGGTGAATTTAAAACTTTACTACTATTTACAATATTACTAAACATTTTTGTTCCATGTAAGGTCATAATAGCTTCATACTGACTTAATCTACTTAACTTATTGTAAGCTTCACCAGCTTCTGGTGCATAACTTTTAAAGAACTCAGACATATGATGTTTAACTGGTGTATAATTTACTGCATAAACTTCACTTCCGCTATTATATATTTCAGTACCCATAGCTTCTGTAAATTTATTATTAGTACCAGTACCTACAAGATTATCTATTGTTTCATTAAATGCTTGAGCATAATTTTTTAATATATAATTTGCAACACTTTCATTTTCTTGTTTATATCTAGTATGAACATATCTTAACATCATGTTATTTCTTTGATGATAACCTTTTTCTGTTATAGTAGGAAATAACTCACCTCTAAACTGTTGCAACTCCATAGTGTTACTTTTTGGTTGCATTAACTTAGTAATTAAATGTATTTGTTCCATAGGTGTTCTATTTTCTAAATATGAATCTATTTTATCAAAAGTTTCGCTTTCTATTAAATTTCTTTGTTTAACATTAAATTCACCTGTGCCATCTTTTAAGTTTTTTGATTGTTCAAAATAATAAGACTTAATGTTATTTCCTTCTTTATCAAATCTCATACTATCGTAAGTATTTAAACCTAATTTTTGTTGAGTATAATTATGCATTACATTTGCAAATGTTCTATTTGATTGATTAACTATAAAAGTTTGATAATCTTCTGGAGAAGAAACTTTTCTTCCTTTATTTGCTTCTTTTTTAATAAAAGCTTGTTGTTCTTTAAATCCAAATGGTTTGTTTTGTTTATTCATTTCTTTAATTTTATCTGGTAATTGATATTTTTTAACATAATCTTGCAACATTTTCTTTCTTTCTTTTATAACTTTTGCACTACCAAAATATTTATTAGCTTTACTTTCGTTTTGTTGTATACCTTCTTCAAGTTTAGCTATTTCTTTTTTTAACATATAAACATTTTTTTCTTCTAAGCTTCTTAACGTTACATTATTTTTATCATTAATACCTAATTGTATTGAATCACCTTTTTTATTAGTTATGTAACTATTTAATTCGCTTTTAGCGTCTTTTAGTTGACCTTTTAAGTAAGTAGTTTGGTCTAATAGTTTTATCATTGAAGATTCTGTCTTATCTAGATTTTTTAACATTTCACTATGCTCTTTAATATCTCTACCAATAAGACTTTCATATACTGGATAATGCTCGTTAATTGCATCAAAACTTTGTTTACTAAAATCTATTTTTTCATTATATATTCTATATTGTTCCATAAGAGCTCTATCTCTAGGAGAATATATTTCTGGATTAGAAAATACTCTATTTAAATGAGCATTACTTCCAAATCCATTATAAATAGAACGACCTCTTCCTTGTGATTCTATAAATTCTTGAAAAGATTTTAAATCTTGTTTTAACGCTCCGTTGCTATCATTAATATTAAAAGCATTTTTTTCTAAATATTGCATAGTTGTGTTATATTTATCAATTGCTCTTGTAATACTATATGGTCCAGCTGATTCTGCTTTACCAGAACTAAAATCGTTTTTTTCTGCTGTAAGTAAAGCACGCAATGGTTGTAATAAATTGTGTAATAGGTATTGAGCTTTTGCATCTTTAGCAATATTATAATTAGGAACAACAGTTACAGCATCTTTTCCTTCTTTTGTCCATTCTACATTTACTACATCAAATACTCTACCTTCACCTTGTATTAATAATTGTTCATAAACATGTTCAGGAGTGGTAAATATATCTTTTCTATAAGAACCTCCAGCTGTATCTAATGCACCTTGTCCTAATTTTTTTAAATCTCTATTATATGCTATTTCTGCTGCGGTATCAAAACCTCTTTTACTTTTAGAGGCTAAATAAGTATTAGGTGCTATTTGAATTGCTGCACCATCGTATCCTGCTCCATTTAATTTTGAATTATTGTTACCCATCATTCTTAATTTTTGTACATGTTGTGGCATTTGCATAAATACAGCTTTAAAGTTTTCAACTTGAGCTTCTAGTTCTGTTCTTTTCATTACACCTTCTACATCAAATTTCATATTATCATAAGCCATATTTCTTGCAAGAGCTTCAATAGAAGGAGCATCTTTAACTGCTGTTTGCAATTCAATTAGCTCCTGTAATCCTTCTTTAGTAAATTTAGACATAGAAGTCATTGTATCGCCGTCAAAGTCATATTCTGCCCTTCTAAGACCCTCTACACTTGATACTTTATGTGAGTTAGCATCGTTAAATTTAGGTACACTAAATAAAAGTCTAGCAGATGCTGCTTGATTTGGGTCTCTTCTAAATTCTTTTAACAACTCAAAACGTATTCCACCGTTTCCTAATTTAGATAATTCTTTTACAAAAGTATCTCCTCGCATATTAGCATTAGAAATTTCTGCAAGTTTTTGTATAGTTTCAGCTTTTTGTGTAGGTATTTTTGCTAAAATGTTTTTCCAATCTTTAGAATTATTCACTATGTCGTGTAATAATATAGGTCTATCTTTACCAGCTCCTTTAACAATAAGAGCATCAGAAAGTCCATTTTCAGCCTTTATTATAATACTCCCATCTAATATAGAAGGTAATGCTTGAGGGTATTGATAAATACCTTTTTTACTATTACCAATTAAAACGTTTAAATTGTCTCCTGGTAATTCAGGGGATACTGATGTTTTATGTCCTTCATTTTTGTACTTACCTACTTCTCCAGAAATATAATGTCTATGTAACATATTTTTAGTGCCAAGATTGTCAAATAATGGGTCTATACCATAAGAAGCAAGTTCTCTTTTTAAACCTGATTGTTTACTATCTATATCTATATTTTCACCACGTTGAGCATAATTTCTTTCAGTTTCTGCTTTGTGCCAAGCTCTTGCTGATTCTCTATACGGAGAATTTAAACCTATGCTATTAATTTCGGTATTTATTTTATCTATATTAGGTTGTATATCTTTTTTATAATCAGCATCCATAGCTTTTTCATTTTGATAATATTTCATATTGTCAGGACTTTTTCTTATATAATCTTTGGTTTCAGAAGTATACAACAAAGGATATTCTTCAAACTTAAACGGAATACCTAAACTTTGTATTTCTTTCCAATCTGTTATTTCTAACACATTGTCTTGCATTCTTTTGCTTTGTTTTCCAATTGTCTTATTACCTGATATAGTTTCAATTTGTGCTATTCTAGTTCCGTCTGATAACTTTTTAGAAAATATTGTATTTAATTCTGGCATAGATATACCATAACTTTTAACAAACTCTAATTCATTGTCTTTAGTATATCTTTTACCCATCCATTTATTACCTTGAACTTTGCTTATATTTTCAGGACTAACTCCATTTATAAATGCTCTTGCCAAATTTATATCAGGATTTTCTATTGTTAAACCATCTGCCCAAGATTTATCTTTAAAATCTGTGCTAAAATAATCTTCTTTAACCATATCATATAGTTCTTGTTTATCTTTTGACAACTGCTTGTATTTGGTTTCAGAAAGCATAGAAATTTCACCTTCTATAGTTTCAAATAATTCTGGGTATTTAGATTCTACTTGTTTTTCATACCTTGCTCTATTAGAAAATAATTCAGGTACATCTCCTCCTTTATACCCTTCTCCCATAGGAACTTCATCTTTTAATACAAATACTTTATGTGTGCTTTCATTTGCTGATAAACCCATTAATAATTGATTTTTTCTACCACCAAAAGTAGATGAACTATTGGCTACTAATTTTTTTATATCAGATACAAATGGTTTTGAAGCAACAAATTCATTATCGTTTTTAAACAT